AAGAGCATAAAGCATGGAATGTCCAAGCATCCTGCGTATCCTGTGTGGGACAGCATGAAAGCCAGATGTCAAAACTCTCAGCACAAGGCATACAAAAACTACGGAGCGCGTGGAATAAGCGTTTGCGAAAGGTGGAAGCATTCCTTCGAGAAGTTTTGGGAGGATATGGGAAGCACATATCAGCGTGGATTGGAATTGGACAGGATGGACAACAATGGGGATTACACTCCAGAGAACTGCCGCTGGGTGGATCGACGTACAAATACTATGAACAAACGGAATACCTTACACATAGATATTCCGCAGCTAGCGAAAGACTCTGGGATAGGGCGAACTACCCTGTACAACAGGCTGAAGGCGGGGTGGCCGATGGAGCAGCTATTGCTTCCTCCAGATTTTCGCAACAGAAAAGAAAAGTTTACGACATCTTAAATTGCGGTCCTAGACATCGGTTCGTAGTTAAAGGAGCGTCTGGTCCTTTCATAGTGCATAACTGTATTCAAGCGCTGGCTCGGTGTGTAATGGGTGAAGCGATGGTGCATATACACAGGAACTACCCGATAGCCTTGACCATTCATGACGCTGTTTACTGTGTGGTTCCTGAAGATGAAGCAGACAAGGCGTTGAAGTTTATTGTGAGTGAATTGAAAAGAGAACCTCACTGGGCTCCGGGTCTTCCTCTGGATGCTGAAGGTGGGGTGGGTAGTAACTTGGCGTTTAAGATGGGTAAGGTGGTTGTGTGAGCAAAGAAAATGATAACTTTTTGCCTACTGTCGGAATATCTATCGGCATTTATGATGACGCTGTTGAAGGACTGACTGTTATGCTCAACCTCAGCGAAAACGGATACAAGACAACACACCTAACGATGACCGCAGCTAGAGCTAGGCTGTATGGAGAAATGCTCATAAGCTGTGCAGATGCTGTCTACGAAGAGAAAGAGAACGGAGCATTTGCTCAATGAGTAAAACCCCCGGTGCATGGAGCTACAGTGGACTCAAGACATACGAGACTTGCCCTAAGAAGTACGAAGCCGAGAAGATCACCAAGGAAGTTAAGTTTACTGATAGCGAAGCTACACTGTACGGGAAGTCACTGCACCTTGCGGCTGAAGAGTACATAAGAGATGGTAAAGAACTGCCGGGGCAGTTTGCCTTTATTAAGCCTTATCTGGATAAGCTGGTTGCCATTCCCGGTGAGAAACATTGTGAACTAAAGCTGGGAGTAAAGAAAAATGACGGTCGATTGGTGGCATGTGATTTCTTCGATAGTAGTGTATGGTTCCGTGGTATTGCTGATTTGGTTATTATTGACGGGGCCAAAGGCTGGATCGTAGATTACAAGACAGGTAAGAGCGCGAAGTATGCGGATACTAGGCAGCTGGCGCTTATGGCTGCTGCACTCTTTCTAAAGTACCCTGAGCTTGAGAAGATCAAAGCTTCACTGCTGTTCGTTGTCTCAAAGGAGTTCATACGTGCAGAGTATGAGGCAGAGCGAGGGCTGGATATTTTTGGTGAGTTGGCGGACCTGTTGACACAGAGAGAAGTGTCGTATAATACGGGCGTGTGGAACCCTAGACCGAACGGTCTATGTAAAAAGTGGTGCCCCGTAACGAGTTGTCCGCACCAAGGAGCTTAATATCAAATGCCAATCAAACCAGAGAATCGCAACTACCGCCACGAAACCAAATTAGAAAAGGCCAGACCCGGAGCCCACGAAGCTCGGATGGAGAGGCAGAGAGCCAGAAGAGAATTGGATAAGAAAGGTGTAGATCGTACCGGCAAGCATGTGGCACATAAGAAAGCCCTCGCCAACGGCGGTACAAATGCAGACGGATACACACTGCAGTCGCCTAAGAAGAACATGAGTTTTCCAAGGAAGAGTAACCATAAACCGAAATGAAAGTTTCCACCCGTGCGGTGAAAGACCTTGCTAAAGAAGCAGGATTTCACGAAGAGATCATTGAGCGCAACATAGATGAGTTGATAGCTTTCACGTTCCGCATTGCTTCCAGAGAACAGAAGTGGTGTGCTGATAAGGTGAGGGCTTGGTACTTTGATAGCAGCCTCAATAAGCCCCAGTTGTTTGAATTGTTTGCAGAAGACCACGACATCGTGTAATCTTTCAGTTCGTTAGTAGGCCCCCTCCGCAGCCTTGATGCGGTTGATTTAAGAGGATAATATGGAAATTGTAGCCAACCGCGCAATAGTCCTGCGCACACGTGATCCGTATAAGATCACTGAGGTTCTGCCTCAGTCGCAGATCGTTAAAGAGCTAGACACGCCGAAAGGTAAGGGCTACGAGGTAGCCGTGAAGTGGACGCTGGGTAACACCAAAATCCTGCACAACCTCGGCTTTAAGAAAGTACCTTCGCCTATAGAGTCTAGGTATGAGTGGCCGGGAATCTATAAGCCCTTTGAGCACCAGAAGGCAACGGCTGGATTTCTATCCCTCAACAAACGCGCTTACTGCTGGAATGAGCAGGGGCTAGGAAAGACTTGTAGCGTAGCATGGGCGGCTGACTATCTGATGCGGCAAGGGCTCATTCGGCGGGTGCTGATTGTCTGCCCTCTGTCTATTATGGACTCAGCATGGAGAGCAGACCTTTTCAAAACCGTAATGGGGCGTAGGGTAGATATTGCACATGGTGTTCGTGATAAGCGAGTCAAGGTCATAGAGTCGGACGCAGAGTTCGTTATCATCAACTATGATGGGATTGAATCTGTACGCAAAGAGTTGGCTACAGGTGGGTTCGACCTTGTGGTACTCGATGAGGCCAACTATGTAAAGACGAGTACAACAAAGCGCTGGAAAGTAATCAATAGCCTAATCACACCTAACACTTGGTTGTGGATGTTGACGGGCACCCCTGCTGCACAGAGCCCCGTGGATGCGTATGGCCTAGCCAAGATGATGAACCCCAAGAGTGTGCCTAACTTCTTCGGCGCGTTCAGAGATAAGGTGATGTACAAGATCACTCAGTTCAAGTATGCCCCCAAGCCAGAAGCGCAAGAGATGATCCATGCCATCCTGCAACCTGCCATACGGTTTACCAAAGAAGAGTGCCTTGACCTGCCCGAGCTACTATATGCAGAGCGTGATATTCCTCTGACTCCACAGCAGGAGAAATACTATAAGCAGCTGAAGCAGGACATGCTGATCCAGATAGCCGACGCAGATATCTCCGCTGTGAACGCGGCGGTCAACATGAATAAGTTGCTTCAGATTTCTAGCGGAGCGGTCTACAGCGATACTGGAGAGGTGGTGGAGTTCGACTGCAAGGGCAAACTCAATGAGATGCTGGAGGTGATACAAGAGAGCAGCCACAAGACACTGGTGTTCGTTAACTTCCGGCATTCGATAGAGATGGTGCAGGAGTTCCTCAACAAGCATGGCATAGCGAACGAGACTATACACGGTGGGGTCAGCGCTAAAAAACGCGCAGAGATATTCGCAGACTTTCAGACCTCAGACAAACCACAAGTGCTGGTCATCCAGCCTCAATCCGCCGCGCATGGAGTCACGCTTACAGCGGCTAATACTATCGTGTGGTTCGGCCCTGTCACCAGTGCAGAGATATGGCTTCAGGCGAATGCCCGTGTGCATAGGGCGGGACAGCGCAACCCCTGTCTGGTCGTTAAGCTAGTCAGTTCAGGTGTAGAGCGCAAGCTATACAAGGCGCTGGAGACTCGCACACTGGCGCAGAACACACTGCTGGAAATGTATAGACAAGAGATAACTAACGCTTGACACCGCTAGACGGTACTGGCATACTACACCTACGCCGCTGGTGAGCGGCTGAACTTAGGAGAATAGAGATGAGCAACGAGATCACGGCTGACCGTTTAGTGTCCGCGTACATCAAGATAAGAAACGCACGGAGTGTACTGCTCCAGAAGTTTGACGCTGAAGATGCAGAGTTGAAGATGCAGTTGAAGCTGGTAACGGACAAGCTGCATGATATTTGCAAGGAGACGGGGGTATCAGGGTTCAAGACCCCACACGGCACGGTAGCCAGAATAGTGAAGACTCGCTATGGCACGAATGATTGGGACAGCATGTATGAGTTCATCAAAGAGCATGATGCGTTCCATCTTCTGGAGCAACGGATAGCACAGAAGAATATGCAGACGTTCTTGGATGAACACCCGGACACCCTACCTATGGGGTTGAACAGTAACAGCGAGTATTCGATTCGCATAACGAAGGGGTAATGATGATTGACGAAGACACTGGTGCATCGTATGATGCGCAACCGCCTGACGACGAGATGCTGTCTGTAAAACAGGCAGTGGGACTTCTGGCCGTTTCCAGAATGACCTTATACACATGGAGGAAAATGGGCGTATTGAGCGCCTATAAAAACCAACGAGGTAGAGTTTTCTATAAGAAATCCGATCTGCTAAAAACCTACGAGCAACTTAACTCTTTAACGAGGATTTAATCATGTCAGAACTCACACTTTTCAGAAACGCTAAAGCTGTTATTCCTGCGCATTTGCGTCAGGGCACCGATGAAATGACTCGCCGGCTAGCTGGTGGGGGTAGTGGCAACAAGCGTATATCTATTCGCGGCAATGTGTTCCGTATGTTCGTAGATGGTAAGGAAGTTGCCAAAAGCGAAGAGCGCTCTATGGATATCGTAATCGTCAACGCCGCAGAGAATGTTAGCCGCCAGTATTACGAGGGCGTGTATAAGGAAGGAGAAGCCAAAGCTCCCGACTGCTGGTCAGCGGATGGCATCAAGCCAGACCCCAAGGCGGCAAACGTGCAGTCCACGGCATGTGCAACCTGCCCTATGAATATCAAAGGCTCTGGTCAGGGCGACTCTCGCGCCTGCCGCTATCAGCAGCGCCTCGCTGTAGTGATGGCTAACAACATCGAAAACAGCGATGTGTATCAGTTGATTCTTCCAGCCCAGTCTATCTTCGGTAAGGGCACAGGCGACAAAATGCCACTTCAGCAATATGCCAAATTCCTCAATGGTCACGGACTGGGTGTGCGCAGTGTTATCACAGAGATTAGGTTCGATACTAACTCGGCTACACCGAAGCTGACTTTCCGCGCTGTTGAGCCATT